CAAACTGGGGGCAACTGGTCTCAGTCCTACAGAGGTTATTCGTGAGGTTTCGATCGCAGCACAGGCACCATTTGAGGTCGACGGGACCATAACAATGGTCAACTATCACGACTTGGAGCTGCTGATCTCGAACAGCGAAAATATCGAGGCCATTCTGCGCCCCGATTTTAACATTCATTAGACATTCTCCGCCCTGTTTCTGTCCTGTAGGGTATGGCAGTTTTCTATCATGACTAGCGTGATGGAACGGCCATGCCGGTACTGCCTGCAGACCTGAAAAAATACGGCGCTCTGAGCCGCCCCGAGGATGATGTCTCCGTCAGTGGCGGCGGCATTGATGCCGCTTGCGTTCTGGACGTGACGCAGATGGCCGCAACGGATCAGCTGCGCGCCGTGTCTGATAATGCCGCGGACGCCATGAATCTGACGATCACCGGGCGCGATGCCGCGGGCATCATCGTCAGCGAGACGCTGGCACTGAACGGAACAACTCCGGTCGTCTTTGCCACTACATTCGAGCGTTTCCTGAAGGCGGTACTCTCCGCCGCGCCGGCGGGCAATGTCACTGTCGAGCGCAATACCAATCCTTTTGACAATGTGGTGATCCTGCCTATTGGCAAGACCACGGCCAGCATCCTGTTTATTGATTCCACAAGCGAGGCCGCGATTACCACGCGCTTTGAAAAGGAGTTCTGGCGGAACGAGCATGTATCCCTGGCGCTCACCAATGCAGATATCACACTGACGGCAGACCCCTCGGCATCGGTCAGGATTGGTGTCGAAGCCGCAAAAAATGGCGTATCGAGCGTTGCCAACCGGAAAACCATCCCGTCTGGAGTGACGTTTGTGGACGACTCCATTGCCCAGGCCGTGCCCAGTGGGAATCTGGGCGCCAGTGAGGGCATCGGCGTCTGGATTGAGATGACTCGCGGCGCCGATGCCGCAGCGATCAAGACCAGTTACACCACCCAGCTCGCGGGGACCACGGTATGAAGACACGCATGATCTGCCGCGGCCCGTTGGCAGGCACCTACTCAAAGGAAGACGCCGAGGCGCTGGGTGAACCAAAAATGACAGGACACGCGCGCCGGGGCCGTGTCGTTGAGGAGCCCGTATACCAGCGCGATGAGTCAGGCAATGTGGTACTTGATGACGAAGACAACAGTCCAGTCATAGAGAAAACCATCCATCGCGTGGTGCCCTGCGGCTTTGACCTGACGGAGCAATATGATGCCGTTCCTGCTGACGGGAAAGACCATTTTATCAAATGCCCGCGCTGCGGGAATGTCAGCCGGGCCATGAAGACGCCCGCAGACGATGATGGTGAGTGACGATGCTGATTGCCGGCGAGTTCGGCAAGAAGATCCGGATCAATACGGCCTACGACCTCTCCGGATCTACGGACCTTTCGTTGGCGGTGACGCGGCCGGACAGCACACAGTTCACCAGGACGCAACCTGATCTGGTTGTTGGCACAGCCACCATCCAGGCAGAAGTAGAGCAGTTCGATGGCGCTACGGTGACCCAAACATTTTTGGCCAACGAGTATGTGGAATACGCACTGAAATCCGGCGACCTGACCACACCAGGGCGATACCGGTTTCAGCTGCAGGTGGATTTCGGCGCATCGGTGCGGTTGATCACCATCGAACGGGACGTAAAGGTGCGCCGATGAAAACAGGAATACCCGTGGAGGCGGGGCTATTGAGGACAGGAACGAAAAACCAGAGGATCTTGCTGGATCATGGCGGTGCCCCTGAGGGCGGCATCCGTATCCTGTGCGATCGCGTGGATACGCGGCAGTTGGGAGAAGGCAATAACACGATCACGGTCAATATCGCCCGCGTGGTGATGTTCAACGATCCGTTCTACGGGAAAGTTGAGCTCAGCCGCAAGAAATTCAATCGGATGATCCGCAATTTCAATGAGGATGTCTATGGACAGGAGGTCAACCTCGATGTCGCGCATATGCCGTCTGACGGCTCTGCCGGCGTATTCAAACGTCTGTTCATGGATCGCAACAAATTCAGGGGCGAGGTTGAACTGACAGAATACGGTATCGAGGCCATCAAAAAACGCGGCTTCCGGTATCTCTCAGCAGACTACACCGAGAACTATACCGATCCGGAGACGGGGAAAGAACATGGCCCGCTATTGTTCGGGGCCGGTCTGACGGTGCGCCCGCGGATCAAGCGCCTGGATCCCATCTCACTCTCATTCGATGACAAGCCCATGCTAATCAGCCCCAGAGCTGAATATCTTTTTACACAGGAGATCGAGACAATGAACGAATGGTTAAAAAAACTGAAAGCCGCACTGGCCCACAAAAATCTCGCGGAGAACCTGATCAGACAGTTCTGTGAGAACTTTGAGACCGCCGGCAAACAGCTAGGCGATGATGAGGAAGCCCTGCAGGGTCTCTACACCGCCTTTGAGACGGCCGGCGTTCAGCTGGCAGAGAATCTCTCTCAAGAGGCCCATACGGACGCCATCACCCTGGATTTCTCCGGGCTGAACCTGCAATCCGGCGGCAATGGCATCAGTGAGGACGACGTTCGGCGTCTCCTTGCAGAACAACAGCAGGCTGCAGATGAGGAACGCCGCCAGCTTGAGGAGCAACGCACTGGTAACGTGACCTTATTCACGCGCCTGCTGAGTGAGGCAGAGGGCCTACAATCATTGAGCGAGGAGGATCGCACTCAATTGAGCGAGGCCGCAGAGCTGATCACGCCTGAAATGAGTGAGGACCAGGTTCGTAAACTGGCCGAACATCAGATCGCACTGGGCAATCGCATGGCCGTCAACGCTCAGCTCAACAATCTGGGCTATCAATGCCCTCAGGGCACAGTGCACATCAGCGTGGATGACAGCAATGCTGCTCACCAGCTGCAGGAGGATATCCTGACAGGCCTGCGGGGTACGGCATCACACGCCACCGGGCGACTGAGCCTCGACGAGCAGGTCAACCCGTTTATCGAGCGGGTGCTGGCAGAATTCGACCGCATCAATGCGCCGCGCATTGCCCATGAGCGCAAATTGCTCGCCGGCGGCACCACCAGCATCAGCGATACCAGTCTGCCAGTGGGTTTTCAGCGGACCGTGATTCGTGAGGCCCTGTCGGATCTGCGGGTTCTGGATCTGGTGCAGACCCTGACCGACTTCGGCGCCACAGCCACTACGCAGATTCCCTATGAGGTTAGGGATACCAGCGCCGTGCAGAATGACGGCATTGTCTATGAGAGCCAGCCCATCCATCGTGCGAGCGTGACCCAAGCCATGGATCTGGCCTATATCCTGCCCATGAAGTTGGGCTTCCTGATCACCAACGAGGTGATGCACTTCAGCCAGGCGAGCCAGATCAACTGGGATGCCTATGGCCGCAACGTGGAGAGCAATGCCCGTGTCATGCGGGAATTGGTTGTGCGGCGTATCTGTAACGAGCTGCAACGCAATGCCGATGCCTTCGGGGCACTCAACATCACCAACGAGGGCTTCGATGCGCAGCTGGATGGCGCGACCGTCAGTACCGTCAAAACGGTGCAGTTCCCTATCGTGCGCCCCCATCAGCAGCGCGATCTGCAGGGTAATGCCGTCGGTGCCGCAGAGAACCCCATCACAGTGCGGCTCAACGGCGCTGCCATTGCTGAATATGATGGCACCGGCACCCAGCCGGCCGCCACTTATTACCGGATCACCAACTACAATCTGGGCTACATACAGTTTGTCGACCAGACCGGAGCTCCGGTCACGCCGCCCAATGCCGCCGGTGCGGACGACATCAGCTACAGCTATGCCACCAATCTGGCGCGGTTCGACCTGGATAACGGCGCCATCGAGATCGGCCTGCATCTGAACGGTTTGCTGCGAACTTTTGGTGCGCGCAAGGCGGTCATGGCCAACGATCGCTTCGTGTTGCCTGATTTTTCGCTGATGAGCTACACCTTCAACAATACCGCCACCAACGCCAATAATTTCGAGGTGGATAGTAAGCGGAACGGGACGGACACCAACAGCCAGGGCGACCTTGATGCCATCAAGGCGGTCCCGGCGTTTTCGACCAACGCACCGGGCATCGATCTGGGCGATGAGCGCGCCATCATGGGCCAACGTGGCACGCTGACCTATACCATCAGCAAGCCCTTTGTCACCGGTCAGCCCTTCGAGGCGGTGGATGCAAATGGGAAGGCGCTGGGTCAGAAACAGGCCTATGGCGAGGAATACAGCGCCATCAAGGTGCCCACCCCGATCCGCAATCGTCTCACCTCGGTTTTGGCGTACAGCTTCACTGCCAGGTAACCCTAAGCACCCGGGCGCAGCATGAGCTGCGCCCTCAATCGAGGAACAGACTATGGCGAAAATACCCCACACCAACACGACTGAGAACATCCAGCATATCGGCAACACCACCCTGTGGCCGGGTGATACGCGCGAGGTCGAGGAAAGCCTGATTCCAGGGAAGGCCCCCGATCAGGAAGCGGCCCCCGATCCAACAGATCCGATTGCCGAGCTGCTGGCCGAGAACAAGGGCGTCATCGAACGACAGATTCAGGCGCGTGATGAAACCGGGCGGCCCATCATCGATATGGAGGCCCTGTTGACGCTTGAGGCTGCTGAGAATGCCACGGAAAAACCACGCAAGGGTGTGCTGTCGGCCATCGCCGAGGAAAAACTGCGGCGTGCTCAGGAATTGAGTCATGCCCCGGCACCCGACGAGACCGCTTGAGCGCGACGTGACGCGCCTGAAGTCATTTAGCACAGAAGCTCTGCGCACCACACGACGCGCCGCCATCATACTGGAGCTCCGGCGGGTAGTGGCGGCTATCGATGCCGTCCTCGATGAGCGTATTTTGCCGGCAGCAGGAAAAGGCGGGGATTACTGATGGCCAGCCGGATGCTAAGCGATCTCAATCCGGAGGCTTTCGAGAAAGCCATCGCATTCACTGAAGTGGTGGAAGACGCGGGACTCGATGTCCTGATCTATTGCACCTGGCGATCCGAGCGCGAGCAGGCCGTCCTTTATCGCCGTGGCCGCCCGCTCTCTGAGATCGAGAAAAAGGCCATAGAGCTCAGCGAGCGCTGGGCGCGCCCAGATTTGGGTGAACTGCTGATGTCCGTGGGACCGCAGCATGAACCACGCATTGTCACCAATGCAGGCCCTGGGCAATCCCTACATCAGTATCACGTCGCTTTCGACTGCGTCCCGATCCGTGAGGGCAAGCCGGTGTGGGGCGATAGCGAGGCGCAAGACCAGATGCTCTGGCAACAGCTGGGGGCATTGGGTGAACAAGTGGGGTTGGAATGGGCCGGGCGCTGGCATAATTTTCGTGAAATGCCGCATTTCCAGCTACCAGGTATTGATTGGCGTGCATTGATTCTGGGAATCGATGGAGGTGTCCCGTGAGCGATATTTCAAAAGACGATATCAAGACGGCCATTCATGACGCCATCAGCGAGTGCACTTTTATCGATTTCGAGACGCATACCGCACACCACCAGTTCGTCAATGAGATGATCGAGCGCCGTCAGCGCCGACAACAGCTCTATGACAAGGTGCGGCAGCACGTCATCGGCTGGGGCGCGCTCAGCGTGATCACCGGCCTGGGGGCGTTAATTTATCAGGCGATCATCAGCTTTGTGCAGCGCAATGGTGGTCACGGATGAGCGGAACCATGAGCTTGCCAGACCTTGTTGAATCGCTGCGGGGCATGCTGATGAGCGCGGCGGAAAAGTTTCATTCACAAGATGGCTCGGACTTCGAGCGTCACCTGGAAATTGCTGCTCGGGATCTGGCGCGGGTTCGCCGGCGCACGCTCACGGGATCACTGACACTGGTTGCAGACCAGGCCAATTACAGCGCGCCGGCGGATATTCTCGAGCCCAAAATCCCCCTTTGGGGCACGCAACAGCGGCGTGCGCGCAAACCCTGGAACAGCAATTGGCTCGGCAGGTTGCCGACGCTGCGTCTGGTTGAAAATGCCGGTAATCAGGAGCTGTGGCTCGACCCGGCGCCAACGGCGGCGCAGATCGCCGACTTGGGATCCACCTATGATTATTTTTACTTCGCCAATCATGTGCTGGGCACAGACCCTGCGCAGACCACAGTGAGCGCACGTGATCGGCCGTTATTGATCATTCGCGCCGCTGCCCATTCACTGCAGGAGCTCGCAAACAACAATTATTCCAAGCCTGTCACACTGGGCGACGGTGGGGTGGGCAGCATGCCGAAAAACGGCACGGCTGCGGCACTCAGTCAGTCTCTGATGTCGCTCTTCGAGCGGATGGCCGCATGACCACGCTGGCGCTCACTGTCGATACAGAACGCCTACAGCAGGCCATGGCCCGCGCACCGGTGCGCCTGGTCAGTGAGCTGAATCGCGCCATCGGCAGGATCGTATTGGAGATGGCCAGGGCTGCAAAACGCAAGGCCCCCAAGGCAACCTCGCTCCTGACCAATGCCATCGGTGGTGTGCAGGTCTCGCCCATCGAGGGACTGGTCTTCGCGGGCGTGGACTATGCCAGCGCGGTGGAGCAGGGCACCGGCATTTATGGCCCGCAGGGCGCCGCCTCAGGGCGGATGCCGCCAACAGCCAACATTCTCGACTGGATCAAGGTCAAGCGAATCCAGCCTGATGATCCCCACATGTCACCGCGCGATCTGGCTTTTGTCATCGCGAGATCCATCGCCCGCAAGGGGACGCCGGCACAGCCTTTTATGGCGCCGGCCTTTAAAGAGAACAGCGCGCGCGCAGAAAGGCGCATCGAGGCCGCGATCGAGCGGGCGTTGAAATGAGCCCTCAGGCGCCAATCCGCCGGATGGATGACCGTATGGACGCGGTGTTTTCGAGTCTCACGGCCGCACTGACCACGCGCCATGTTTCGCGTAGCTGGCTGAAGCGCTATGACGACCACACGCCACAGGAATTGGCCGATGGCGCCCTGATGCTGATTTCAGCGGGCGAATCAGGCTATTCATCTTCTCCCGGGATGGTCGCCCTCAATGGTACGCACAGGATGATCCTGATCGGCCATCTCAAGGTCGCAGACGCCAGCCAGCCCCAGGATATCGAGGCGGCAGAACTCGATTTGATCGAGGAGATCAGGAGCTGGGTCCGCAGCGGTGTTCCCGGCGTCGGTGTGGTGCTGATCAGTGCCGAGCATTCACGCCAATTGGAGCATCCCTATGGGTGGGTCGTGGTCTACCTCGATACCGGAGAACCCGGGGCAAACATTAACTAGACAGGAGCACAGCCATGCCAGAACTATTCGATTCAACTTATTTTCGTGGCCAGGGCCCGCTGATGGTAGCCGACCGTGATGTGGCGGGGAATCCAACCGGCCTGGAATTTGTGGGCGATCTCGATACCGTCCAGCTCACCCCGTCAATCGATCGCTTTGAAGTCATCGAGAATACCTCGGGGGCTGGCGCCGTGGGCGCGAGCGGGGTCAAGAAGACCAGTTATGGGCTGCAGATCGGTTTCCGCTCGGTGAAGCCGTCTCATTTGGCGCGCGCATTACAGGGCGCATTAACCGTCAAGGCCTCCGGAAACGTCGTCGATGAAGCGCAGACCGCGTATCTCGACAAATTCACGCCCCTATTGAATACCAACGTCAGCACCGTGGTGGTCACCGGAGTGGGTGGCACGCCCGTCTACGTTGCCGGCACGGATTATAACGTGCATGCCAATGAGGGCCTGATTGAATTTATCAGCGGCGGGACGATCACGGATGGTACGCCGGTGCTGATCGATTATGCCTATGCCGCGCAGCAGCATGTGGCAGTCGATCCTCAGAACCAGGACAAGTACCTGGTGTTCTCAGGGATCAATACGGCCAACAACGACAAGATGCTGCGCGTGGAGATGTTCAAGGTGCAGCTCGACCCCGGTGCGCTGGATAATCTGATCAGCGACGAGCCCCAGCCCATGACCATCAACGGCGTACTGCTGCGCGACACACTGCGCACGGCGGGCGATCAGCTGTTTTCCGTCAAGGCTCAGGATTAAAGGAATAAAAAAACCCAGGCCTGCACGCCTGGGTTTTTGATCGCGCTGCGCAGAGTTTTTGTGAAAATCGAAGACTACGAAGTGATTATCCCGATGGCAATCAAGTGGCGCACCATCACGGCAATTTTGATCGGGGTCATCATTTTGAAATTGCCGGAAATCATACAGGCACTGGCGCCCAGTGGCGTTTTCTAAGCAGGAGGTAATCATGGCAGAGGAAAAGGTAAAGAAAACAAAGATCAAGCTGAAAGACAACACCGTTTTCCAAGGCGGGAACCCGTGTCGTGAAGGGCAGGTGATCGAAGTGCGCACGGACCAGGCAAAACGGTTGATCGAAGCAGGGTCTGCGGAGGCGGCATGAGCAGCAGCGCTGACGATCTCGCTGTCCTGCACCCGGAGATCGATCTCGATATCGGTGGAGAGACGGTCACCGTCCGGGAATTCTCGTTTATCCAAGGGGTAAAGCTGAGCGCGCTCGTGGCGCCTATCGTCAGTGATTTGAGTGCTGTGCTGGCATCAGAAGACGAGGACATCGACCTGGGTGTTCTGGGTGAGCTGATGGGGAACCATACGGAAACAATGATCAAGCTGATGGCGCAGTCTGTTCGCCGGAAACCGGAGTGGGTAGCGGCGCTCCCGGACGGTGACGGGCAGCGCCTGTTTATGGCGTTCTGGGAGGTGAACAGTGATTTTTTCATGCGGCGGCTGGTGATGACCCTGGTGTCTCATCAGCCGCAGCCCTCACCATCGGCGCCCTCTACGCCACACTGATCGATCACGGGCACAGTCCGGAGCGCCTGCCACATTACACCCGGCGCCAGCTGCAGTTGTTCTACCGCGAGGCGTTGCACCGTGAAAATCTGCTGCGCGCCGACCGTATCGAGGATCTCAGCATGTGTTTTGGTGGAAAGATTCCGCAGAAGACAGTGTCATCATTGAGGAAGCGTTGAGTGCCTGGGTCAAAAGACAAAGAATTTCTTATTCGCGTCCGTGCTGACATCCGCAAGGCCAGTGCAGATCTCAAGAGAATAACAGGTCAAATCAGTGGGGTTGGTGGGACAACAGTAAGAACCAAACGCGAAGTTAGATCCCTTGGCGGCGCATTTGGGTTCCTGAAGGGCGCGGTTGCTGCTTATCTTTCCCTCAGAATTGTTCAACAGACTGTACGCCTGGCGGATGCTTATAACGTCCTGCAGGTCAGAATACGGACCGCGACCAAGGCGACAGGCGACTATGTCAAGGTATCAAAAGAGCTTCAGGCCATTTCCAACCGCAATGGTGTCGCGCTAAACGAGACCGTATCACTGTTCCAGAATCTGGCGAGAACGGCGCCCGAGTTGGGAGCCACTACAGATGAAGTCCTTGCGCTGACAGATGAGATACAGCAGCTGGGCGTCATCAGTGGCGCTACCAAGGGACAGCTCGCTGCTGGTCTTCTGCAGTTCAGCCAGGGACTTGCCGGTGGCGTATTTCGCGCAGAAGAGTTCAATTCAATCATCGAAAACCTGCCTGAAGTCGCGGCACGCATCGCAAAAGGGCTGGGGAAAACCGTAGGGGAACTCAGGCGTGCGGTCATCAATGGCAAAGTGCTGTCTCAGGATGTCTTTGATGCTCTTCTGAAGCAGGCGCCAGAGGTCGCTGCAGAATTTAAGGACATTCCTGATTCTGTCGGACGATCTGGAGAAGCCATATCGAACAGTTTTTCAAAGTTCCTTGGGGCTCTGGACAAGGCGATCAACGGCACCGGGACCATCGCGCGTATTGCCCGGTTTATCGCCGACACGATGGACAAAATATCGGGATCACTCAACGGCGACGGTAAAGCAAAAGGTCCCGTAGAGCAGGCGCGGCAGCGTCTTGCAGATCAGGTAGAAAAACTAAAAGCAGATCAAGGTCTCCTGCGCCAGCTTAATCTGGACTCTTTCAGCAGAGTGGATATCGCTTCGCGCTTTGGCGCCAGCGCCTTTTTTGAATCAAAGGCAGATCTGAGAAAACGCCTGAA